AAAAAAGGGAATTGAACCCTTGACCTGCTCATTACGAGTGAGCTGCTCTACCGCTGAGCTATTTTGGCATACTATTGGTGCAAGTTAACGTTTAATTAACGCTAAAAACTTGTCCTTTACGCAAGCATTATAACGTAGTACGCTGAATATGGGAAGTAAGTTGGTGAAAAAGTGAGGTACAAAGTGTCACCATGGGATCATTGGTGACACTCAGTGTATAAGGAAGGACCGGCGGGAGTACGATTTCCACCGGTCCAACAAGGAGAGAAACTATGAAACGTCTTTCTGGTCAGATGATCAGAACGTGAATGCGAAACCTGCCTTGTACATGAGGTCCGCAGGCGCCATTAAAGAATCCTCGTCAAACATGTACGTGGCCCCTGTGAAGACACCCACCTTGCCGAAGTTGACACCGGCGGTGACATCGATGCCATACTTGCCGTCCTTCATCACTGCTGCGGTACCAACCGTGGTGGTGATGCTTTTCTGTTTGCCCTTGAGCGCATTGTATTTTGCGGTCATGGCTGTGGCCTCCTGGTAGTATCCATCAGCCTCAGATGCCTTCAGGTTATATTCTGCAAGCAGTGTGTCGTATTCAGTCTCCAAGGCTTTCCGAGAGTCCTCTGATGCTTTCAAGAAGCTCTTGAGACTTTCGATTTCGTTCAGCAAGCTCTCTGCTGTCGCTTGAGTGTTGTTCGATTTCACTCCTGACTTCTCCAAGTTGTTCGACAATGTGTCCAGCATCTTCTGAGATTCGCTCAACTGATTCTCCAACTGCTCTATCTGCTGCTTCAGCAAAGCCACCTGTTGACGCTGCTCCACGTCCTCTGTAGACGGTACCTGGAGCGTCTGGGTAGGGGTGCTCTCTGTTTCTCCAAATGAGAAAGGCCATGCCGCCAGCGGTGAGAGCGCCAGCACCAAAAAGACCAAGCTCAGAGCGATTACGCGTAAGCCACGCTTTGATTTTTTTCCACACATTGTATTTCTCCTATTCCGGCAGATTGCTTACCAGCATCTGCAGGTAGTCATGAGCGGATCCCTGTATGGGAGGCAAATTGCCGTTTCCATCGGGTTCAGCTGCCATTGCTTCCTCGTAGGTCAGAAGCTCCTTGTTGTAGACTGCGAGAGGGCGATCGAAATCAAGATCGCCAGAAAGATCATCATCAAGAAGACGGAATCTAAGGACGCTTGCAAGCGTCTTGAATGCATCTGCCTTGCTTGCTTTTTTAATCTTTGCTCTGGCTCTAGCCCATTTTTCTTGTTCTCTTTCCTCTGGGCTTTGGACGGAAGGGTGGTAGCATAATGCAAACCAGATGCCCCCGAGTAAACCGAGAAAAAACACGACGCCGAGGCGTATCCCCATGCTCTTCATATCTGTGCTTGTGGAAGCCCAGAGCCATGCAAGACCACTTCCCACAACAAATACTTCACCAAGGAAGTACTGCCATGTGAGTTTCTCGCGGGCGGTGAGCACCTTTCTCCAGAAGTCCTCAATAAGGAGTGCCATCGCCACGGTCGGTATGACCAGGGTCAGACCATCCACAATCTGAGGCATCCTTATATCCATCAGCAGGGCCCCTATGACAACAAGGACCACCGCCGAAAGCATGACAAACAAATTTTTCCTGAAGGTCATCTCATCTCTCCTTCTTCTTTCTCAGCCCATGTTTGAAGACGCCGTAGAAGGTGTCCCAGCCCCATACTGCGATGCTCGTGACCACTGTCCCGTGTATAAGGCCGGCGATGAGTAGGCTGTCGGCCCACCGTGTACCTCCTACATAGGCGCTTGTGAACCATCCCCAAATTGCACATACCAGGAAAGATACGGCAAAAAGTACAGCAGGTATCAGACGATTGTCCAATGGTGTGCGGTACTTGAGTATGGCTCCAATGGCATTAAGGAACAGCGCGATCACGATGAAATCAGTTCTGATCAGCGTGTTGAAATCCATTGCATTATTCTCCTTCCCCTAACAGGGCGTAACGTTCTTTCTCTATCAAGATGGTCAGAACAGCAATTCCTCGGGGATACCCTTCAGGAAAATTCCGACCACATTCCATAAGATAATCAGCACCCAGGTCTTTTTGGGTAACTTTACCTTCGGCAGGGAAGTGGGTGCCCCCTTGCTGATATTTCTGGTGAAGTAAGCCTTGATGATGTCCCAAAGCCGTGAGTTCTCAGCTTCGAGCTTCGAGACCCTTTCCTTGAGCCTGCTGAGTTCCTCTTGCTGGTCCATCGGCTTTTCTTCTCCTTGTCCATCAGTCTAAATCCATGGTATGTACTGGGCAACCAAGGCTGTCACGGTTGAGAGATATCCATACTGCTCTGCAACTGCATAAACGAGTATTGCGCAGCCGATTCCTATCATGTCGAACAGGATGTCCTCCCAGCTCCACTTGTTGCCCTTCTGTATCATGTCCTTCAGCTCCTTGATGACTCCAAGCCCGAGTGCAATGCCGATTCCCCACTTGGGATGGAATGAGGTACCTATGAGACAAACAAAGAAGCTGTAAAACCAATGCAGGAACTTGTCTTTCATCCAACTTTTCTCCTATCAGATATCGGCAACATGGACTCATTCAGGGCCCTGTATGCTTCCTTGGTCCATACGCAATGCTGCATGTATCCGGCAAACGAATTGACGGAAGCGAGCAATTTCTCTTCGCTAATGCTTCCTTCAGATACCAGCCTTGCCAATTTTCTGTGTCGTTTCTTTGCTGCCTTCACGTTCCGTTTTCTTGGGGATAAGTAACGCCGATGGATTCCGTAGCCTGCAAAGTCTATTCCTGGATCAAAAGTCTTCCTACCATCGTCGTATGGGTATTCCGCTACGGCAATATAGCTCTTGCTATCATTGAGTGTGAGCCAAAGTATCTCCTGTGAATAGAACCTCGCTTTCTCGAATATCTGTTCAAGCCGTTCAAGATTACTGGAAACGATGATGATGTCATCCATGTAACGTGCGTAGCAGGTTGCACCACATTCGTCGCATAGGTAATGATCGAGTGCATCACCCACGATATTTGCAAGCAGTTGGCTGGTGAGTGCGCCTATGGGGAGTCCTTGAGGATAGCTGTCTATGATGGTATCCCAAAGCCAGAGCGCCCACTTGTCACGTATCACCCTTCTGATAAGGCGCTTGAGCACCACATGGCTGATTGAGTGGAAGTATTTGTGGAAATCCATGCGCAGGTAGTAGACGGGTTTTCCTTCTGGTTGTTGGCGGATGTAGTGCTGTACACGCTTGCATGCTGCAAGCATTCCCTTTCCTTTCCTGCATGCGAAGTTGGAATAGATGAACCTACGCTCAAAGAAAGGCTCCACCACCCTGCACAGTGCATGCTGGACGAGTCTATCCTCGATATCTGGTGCGCTTATCTTGCGCATCTTTGGTTCATGGATAGTGAATTCCCTGTATGGCCTTACCTGGTATGATTGCCATATCAGATGGTTCTGCAGGTTGATGATATTCTCCTCGTAGTTCTCCTTGTACCTGAGAACTGCGTTTGTATAGCGCATGCCCCTGCTCATCTCATTGAATGCAGCATCAAGATTTTCAAAGCTGTAAATCTTCTCGGCCAGATTGCCGTGTGTCTTGGGCATGTGATCATCCCTCCTTATAGTGAACAGAAATAATGAAGCGCTTCGGCGGCGTTCCCATTTTCTGGTACTTGTCGCCTTGCGTAGAATGGTCATTTGGTCCTGCCAGGACTGCGGTTCCTTTTCCATTGCGTGGACCATCCCCCTTAAGGAACAGCCTTCTTGCATGTAAGCACTGCTATATATATGGAAGAGCGGGACGGAAACCGATGTTGTTGTTCGAGTTCGTGCGCTCGTTGTTCGCGTTGCGATAACCGAGCCCAGCGTTCGACGTGTTGTTCCAGTTGCCACCAGCGTTGCCGTCATCATGTTACAACCGCTGCCCTTGGGTGGATAACGACTTGGTCCACCCTCCAATGATTTTACCCAGTTCGGTAGTGTACAAAGCACACTGACCAAATTTCTGCTTGTCTATGTAGCGTAGTCTGTCGGCAAGCCGGATGAGTACTTTCAAGGCGCAAAGGTCACAGTCTGCTTCCTCTACTTCCTTTTTCCTCATTCCTGCGTGCCTGATTGCCACGGCCCTGGCAATATGTACACCGATGCCTACCGTAAGATTCCGCATCTGTTCCCCAAGCGCGTAACGCTCACTCTTTGGGAGCTGTGTCACTACACACTTGAGGATGTATTCAGCCATGTCCTCCCACTTTTGGTAAGCAATCAATGTATTACCCATATTTCAGTCTCCAGTAATCAGTTGGTCAGTTCCCGATAAAAAGCGGGACGGAAACCGATGTAGTTGAGCGAGTTCGTGCGCTCGCTGCTCGCGTTGCGACAACCGAGCCCAGCGGCCGACGCGCTGCTCCAGGAGCCACCAGCGGAGCCGAAGCGTTCACCCACGTTTCGCATGTACTGTGTTCCCAGCGGAGCGTTGGCAAGGGGAGGCATGATGCCAAGCACACGCAAGAGGTCGTGGATGGTGACTCCGTCTTTTGCCACAAGCGCTGAGAATGCTTGAGCACCGTAAGGGGTTCCATCTGCTGGAGGATTGTCTTTTGCAATATTCAACAGGAATGGTGCTGAACCTTCTGCAGGAGCCGCGCTTACATAATCCCACTTGTACGTATCTGTGGTTGCAGGTGCTACCAAAGACCCATCTTGCAGGATAGCCTTCCATAGCAAGGATGAAGCGCTCTGGTCCTTGGTGTTGTCAGCTGCGTTGTTGTCCTGGATTACCTGCAGTTCGCCTTCATTGATGCGATATCCACCGTTCCACTCGCGTACATTCCCTCTGAGGTCAGCAGGGGAGAATGGAGTACCGTCTAGATGCCATCCTACGGGTCCACTACCGGTTCTTGTACGTCCTGTATGGTTTGTGCCGCTTGAATTGTAGTGATATGATGCAATAGCTTTTTCAGTTTCATCCTGATAGCTCTTGCCATAGTAGTCATTCCCTCTCGGCTGGTATCCTTCACGGATTGCGAGCAGAGAAAGGTATGCCCATTCAGCCTGCGTCATGAGATGGTGCCCTGCACCCTTTGCTGCACACAAGGAAAGTGATGAATCAAAATTGATGGTGCTTGCGGGATCGAGACCTCTTAGTGATACTGCGTGATTCGTCCCTCCGACACGTCCTGCGAGATACTTTCCGATAAGAATCTCCACGACATTGCCATTCACGATGAATGCAGGATGCAGACCATCACTTTTAGTGAAGTGAGTACCACCATTATTTAGATAATCCAGCCTTGCTTTCTCATCCGGCTTGTATATCGTGTACACGGACGGCTTGTTGTTTGCATCGAAAATGACAGTATTCCGCCCGAGCGACAAATCCTCTATGCGGGCCTTGAAATCTGCCTGCAATGTCTCGTCGTCGATGGCAAGAGACGTACCAGCAAGTGCCTTTCTGGTGAGAGCATTCTCTACATCTATGATGTTGTCCATCAGTTGCTTGGACGTATAACGCCCGCTTGTGTATTTCATACAAATTCCTCCATCATCGGGTCGTGTTCCTCAACCTCAGGAAGGGGGAACAATTCCATATTGTTGCTTCTGAAATCCCTGGCAAGTGTCGCTGCATAAGCGTTTGCCTGTTCCTGCGTTCCTACAATGTGATTGCTCGCATTGGCTGCAACGCCTTCATCAGTGAAATCCACAGAAACAAGCCATTTGTTCCCGCCTACATTCGTTGTTGTATAGGTCATGATTCAATTACCTCCACCTTCAATTCTGCTCCCGTTGCTACAGCCCAGACCGCTACAGCGGTAGCTGTGTCAAACAACAAGGTCAGCTCTTCAAGTGGTTCAATAAGTCTCCCCACTTTTGCTGTCACGGTTGACTCTGTCCCGATTCTCAGGGTTCTTACAGGATCGAGATTCCTGATTATCATCTGGTTTCTGCTTGCAAGCGGTGTACCTGGAAGAGCAGCCTTTGTGGAAGAGATGGTTTGCACAGTCACTACTGGAGCAATCTTTGCAGCCTGCTCCCTGAACAATGGCTCATGCCCGACAGGTTTATCCACCAGATTCTGCATCTGGGCACCGTTAGGCTGAATCAAATCGAATATTATTCCCATTAGATTACCTCCGTAAATCTACGTATTAGATGACCTTTCTCATATACCAGAGCGTATTGGTATAATTTTCCGTCAATGGTTATCTGCTTGTTTGCGGCAGCATCGGCAAGATGTGCGCTTGCAGCTGATGCTTCCGCTTTCAAGGCATGATGCTTTGCAGAGTACTGGCTGGGTTCTACTTCGGTATCCTCAGCTTCATCCGCCCATTTCTCAGCCTTGTCCCGTGCCTGTGATGCAAGGGTCGCCTGTGTTGGAGCATCAATGATTGCAAGCATGTTTTCAGAAGCGTCCTGTACTGCCTCTATGTTTGTAGCCACAACAGTGATCTCACTGCTTTTGTTTGCTGCTACCGCAATATTGATACCGTTACTTGCTACATCGTCGATATTGGCCTTGTTTGCATTTACAGCATTGATGTTAACTTCGTTGCCTGCAACAGCATCGATGTTGGTCTTGTTTGCCGCAACCGCGTCTATGTTGGTCTTGTCGTCCGCTACGATCTTTATCTTTGAAGATACTCCAAGATTCAGGTCTGCAGCCACCACATCAATGTCAGCTTCGTTCAATGCCACCTTATCAATATCTGACTCATTGGCAGCAACAGCATCGATATTTGTCTTGTTTGCATTAACAGCATCGATATTACTCTTATTCGCTGCTACTGCGTCAATGTTGGCCTTATTCGCATTGACGGCGTCTATGTTCGTCTTGTTGCCTGCCACGGCATTCACATTGGCCATGTCACCACCGACGATGTTCACATTTGCAATATTACCAGCAACGGTATCGATGTTTGTTTTGTTTGCAGCAACCGCCTGTATCTTCGATGTCTCAGGAACGGCCATATCAGTGCGTACAGCAACCATGCCTGCATCATTGTACATCTCGTCCACTGATGCCTCGGCAGCCAATGCCTCTGCGAGATTCTGTTCAATTTCACTGGTGAGGACTGGAATGATGTTCCCGCTTGCATCGAATCCTAGGAGCATGTTTGCCCTGATGAGAGAGGATGGCATCTGGAGGATGAGTGAAGGATCTGAAACGGGTATGCGAACCGTCCTGTCCAGCTTCTCGTTCAGCTCTTGGAGCATAGCCACATTCGTGTCGAACATATTCTCAAGCGTGTCTGCATCGAGTACGTCACCGTTTCTCAGGTCTGTCTGCTGTTCGATGGTTACTGTCCTTACCACGGTCAGCAAGGCTGTGCCTTCTGGGAAGGTGTAGCCGGCAACAAAGGCAAGGGTGCCTGAGTCAGCTGGGCTGGTCACTGTATAGGAAGCGCTGTCCACGGTTGTCTCAACGCCTGCACTGCTTGTGAGTACTACGCTGATCTGTGACTTGTCCCAGTATTTGAAAGGGATGCTGTATCCGCTTACCGAGGGGGTGGTGGAGAGTATTGTGTACCGCTCCTTGTTGATTACATTGCCTATCATATCATTATGTCTCCTTCTTTATCCGTCATCGTCCGATTAAGGCTTCAGGACCTTCTCTTACTGCATCCACTATCTGTTGGGCTCCGCTAACCGGCAAACCGACCATGTACCCAGCTCCCTTCCCGAAGTTTTCGAGAGCCTTGGAGATATCCCCCTGTGTGAGGTATTTTGCACCGTTGAGTATCTTGGTCATGCCGGGATAGAAATCATCGCTGTAGAACTGTGCATTATCTCCGGTCACCGCACTCCTGATCAGCTCACTTACCTGACTGCCTATCAGGGGAACTGAGTCTGCACCCTGGGTGAATGACCAGTATATGTAGTTGCGCAGCTTGTCAATCTTATCATCGTCCTCGTCATGACCTTCCATCACTGCTCCCAGCAAGAGCCCAGCCATCCCATATCCTACGAGTGTACCGATCACTTTGGAGAACTGGGTCTTGCGTACATCATCAGGCATGGTTTTGTTCATGCTGTCATTGGCTGCAACACGCATATCGTAGGTGATGTTGCTCCATATGACATTCAAGGAGGTGGTGAACTGGATGAAGGAACGCACGAACTCGTTCCTGGTATTGAACAGGGGAGCCAGCTCGGTCCTATCCCCGGTAGGCTGCGTCTTGAGCAGGATGTTGTCTGCGTACACAGTTGCCATTTGCTCAGCCTTCTCTGATGCAATACCCTCAGCATTCAATTCATCCATTCTTTGGTGGAATGCACCCATCCATTGCCCTGCAACCGAATACCGGTCTGCATAGGTAAGACCAAGGGAGCCCACTTCCTGTATCCTTGCAATCTGCTGCATGATCTTCGGGTCCCCGATTGCCCTTGCCTGCTTGAGTATCTCGTCTATGATTACGTTCATGGTCCTGTTTTTCATCATGGGTGAGCGCTCATTGATTTCCTGTACCGTCTCAACAGGATGCTTCAACAGTTGCAGGTAGCCCTGTATGAGATACTTGGGCTTTACATCAATCACGCTCGGCCATGGGGAGGTAATCAACTGTAATAGAACAGATGAAGGCTTGAATGACAGGTATGCAGCACCAAGGTTTCCTCTCATGAACCTGATTCCTTTCTGCAGGTTATGGAGTTCAGTCCTCTGCGTTGGATTGATTACCTGGTTGATATAATCGTTGATGTCATCCATCATCTCACTTCCCAAGGTTCTTGTGATGACATGTTTCAGGTCGTCCGAGCCCCTGTCCTTAAAAACCCTGTTCAGCTTGCGTCCGTATTCAGCGAAAGCAATGAAATGCTCCTGATTTCTTACACTCTGGTCGAGTACACTGATCAGGTCCATGTTAACCGGCTTCTGGTGATCTGGACTGATGAAGATACGATCTGTCATGAATCCTTTCTCTACTGAGGTTCTCATGCCTCCTGCATTCTGGTTGAATAAGTCCTCAGCCACCTGCTCTGCCATATCCTCACCATTGAATGCAAGGCGCAGGATGGGAAGATATTGCTCGACATGGCGCATCGGCTTGTTGAACTCACGGATTGCAACCTCGTTTATTCGCTCTGCATCACCATTGAGACTCTCACGGATAACCTCAAGCAGTTTTCCATACTTCCCACCATGCTCATCGGAGTACAGGTAGTACTCGGCCTGTTCCAGGAAAGAGTTGTATCGCTGGTCACCGAGTACCTGTATGAGCTTGCTGTCATGTGATAGGCTTGCCTTTTCCTCCTGTGTAACAAAAGTGCCGTAGGCAATGGCGTTACGGTTGTCCTGGTTGTATTGGCTGAGCCATCCGTACATAAGCTGTGAGTATGGCATGTTCCAGTTTTTATGCATGTCAAGGTCAATGGGAACCGTCTCATACAAGTCCTTGTACGTGAAACCAAGCTCCTTCATTGCATCATAGAAAGGCTTGAGTCTTCTTTCCACATTCACCCACTCACGAGCCTGTGCGTCCCTCTTCTGCAACATGAGCAGGTTGTACGCATCACCCTGTCTATCACCGTCCAGCATCATGGCCTTAACGCGCATGGGGTAGGTAGCATAGTACATCGCCCTCAAGGTCCTTTTCGGGCTTTGTCTCTCTGCCTGATCCTCCCTGGTTCCCACGATCGGCTGGTCGGTATACTTACCGGTTGCCATGAGACTGCGGATAATGGAGTCCTGGTACTGCTGGGCAATCGCAACCTGTCTCTCCCGCTTTGCTGCAAGGATCCTGCGTCCAGTGTGACGCAGCTCTGCTACCTCGTTGGCCAATTCTTCAAGCTCATTGATGGTCCAGTCGTTGAGTGGTTTTCGCTCCTCGACAAGACGCTCATAGTTCCGCTTCCCGATGGCGTCAATTATCTCGTCCTCAGAAGTTCCTGAGAAGAATTCCTGTGCTTCTTCTAGGGTCAACTTGACTCGCTGTCCACCCTCTGCAACATTGACACCATCCCGCCTGAAGTTGGGATCGATCAGGGCCTGTATGCCATATATGGCCTTTGCCTGCTCGTAGTTGGTTGCATCACTGGGTTTGACCATGATCTTGCGGGCCAGCTTCACCTTGTAATCACGTACCTGCTTGGCCTCGGCTACTGCCTTGCGCTTCTCTGCAAGCTGTTCCTTGAGCTTTGCAACCGCCTCATGCTTCTTGATGGTCGCTTCAAGACGTGCATCCTTGCGCATCTTCATGACCTCTTTGTGCATGTCTGCAACGCTTTTCTGCAGGCTGAATACCTTCTGGGACTGGGCTTTTGGTACATCCTTTCCATCATTATTCAGCTTGCGCAGCTTAGCAAGCTCCCTGTCCAGCTCCGCCTTCCCGATCCTGTAGTCCTTTGCAATACGGATTCGCATCTGTTGTTCTTCAGAAAGGTTTTTCTCAAGATTCTTGATATCCTGCTCAGCATCGCTTATTTGCTTGTTCAGGTCCCCTATGATGATCGCATCATCCTTTATGACCTTTTCTGCAGCACCATCAAATGTCTCCTTGCCTGAGAGAATTGCTTTTCTGAGAGGTGCAGCCTCGATACGGTTTGCCAGTTTCAGTCTTTCGGTTATGGACATGGTTTCCAGTTCACGGTAGCCCGGGTCCTCGATACCAGGAAGGCGGGAGTCAATTACTGCTGGGCGCAGTTCCTCATCTTCCATCACGTCAGCATAAATGTCCCTGTAGTACCTGATTGCGTCTCCTGTCATGATGGTACGGATACGCTTTGTGGAGCTTGCTGTTGGCCTCTTCCCGCCATATGCTCTGGTTGCATTGGATATGATGGAAGGATGTATTGCATCAGCCATGTTACGGACATTGTAGATGGCATCATAGGTTTGCTGGTTGCCTGCCGATTGTTGCACGGATGAGCTGTCAAGCATCCATCCAAGATTGCGCAGGAAGGCGTATACTCCATCGTCTGTGGCAAGCTGGTCCTTCATATACTGGTCTTTCGCTTGCTCACTCTCCAGCTGCCTTGTTGCCTCCTGCAGTTGTTCTGTATCAGCATCTTCAGTGATGCCATTGGCTTGGTTGAAAACCTCCTGGTACCATGAGTCATCAGTGCTGGATGGATTGTCGGGATCCGCAAAGGCTTCGTAGAATGCCTTCAGTTCCTGCCAGCTCTCGAAGCCACGCGCTTCCTCAAGGATCGACTCTGAGAAGTCCTGGTCGTCCTGGAAGAGGAGGGAAGAGCCTCGTTGCTCATATACTTGTTCGACAATCTGTTGTCTATCGCTTTCATCTGCATATTTGATTGCAGTAATGCCATACTTATCAAGTACGGACATTTGTTCTTCGTTTATTGTCTCTGGTATAATTGCAACAGAGAATTCATCAAGTGAAACAACCCTGTCTGGTTTTGCCTCAAAATAATCCTGAGAAAGTATTGTAAACTCACCTACCAGGTCCAATGCTTTCTCAATGAGATAATTTGGCACTTTTGTAAATGATTTTGCAGAGAGTTCTTTTCTCATATTTGCAGAATTTCTAACAGAACCATATTTCTCGATATATCTTCCGATTGCTTCGTAGATTGAATCAAGGGCTTCCCATGTGCCATATTTATGGTAATTAGGTAGTTCATCTTGTAATTGTTCTGTGATAGGCTCTATCCTCTCAACCCATTGTTTCTGTTGTTCCTCTCTTGTTACTAAAAACTCTTCAGATTCTTTTATTTCTCCCCTGTTCCAGAAGGGTCTACCTGCATTCGCAGCAGCTTTGGAAGGGCCATACGTCATGGTCTCCTGTGATGCTCGCTGTGATTGGGATTGCATCCATTTCAGAATGTTCTCTGCAGTATAATCATACTTCTTTGATCCGATTTTTATCTTCGGGTTTGAATATGCTTCTTCAATATTGTCTTTAATCCAAGAAGTGAAATCACTATCATTATCCTTGATGGTCTGGCTTATGTTTTCTTGTGTCCCATATTCATCAAATACAAGAGTGTCTTTATCATAGGATTTTGCAAAATTGAATACCTTATCCAGCACACCAAACCTTAGATAGCGTTCCAATGAGTCATTCTTCATATTCTCATACAGTGCAGGATTATTTTCTTTCCGATGCGCTAGTGACTTTTCGAGGTATTGGTTTACCTTTGGTCTAAGATATTCGCTTACTGTATCATAATTTTCTGTTCCAAATATATTGGATTTGAAATATTCAAGATTCTCTTCAATGATTTCTATAGGGAAATTCAATGGTGGTTTTTGTTTTTTGAATTTCAATTCGTAATCTATGCCACGATCCTTTAGAAATGCAATCTGTGCTCCGAGATTTCTTTTGTAAGCATCGGATAGTGAGTTGACGCCTCTATTTATATCTACGCTACTGAAGGCATCAGATCCCGAGAAGTACTTCCCAGTTTCTTTGTAAATTACTGGTATGATCTTCTTGTCGAACTTATCAATTACCTTCTGATTTATTTTCCATTCGGCTCTTGGTACAGTAGGGCTCCATATATCACGGTCATAGAGCCTTGATTCTTCCATAGCCCTAACTGCTACAGATGGATCTGCAATCAGGGTTATCTCACCAAACTGAGTGAATGGGATATTCGGCTTTGTTATTGCTAACGATGGGGAAGGCAGTCCACCTATTTTATCTACTTCTGTCAGCTTTTCTGCAGTTATGTTATGTAAAACAGCCAAGGTCCCATTGTTTATCTTTCTGACTGTATCCTGGAAGAGGATGTTCGGATTATTCGAATCCCATGTACCTTGGTTGTTGACTGATTTGATCTTGGTTGGAGCGAAGACAACGATCTCGTTACCGAAACGAGCAGCATCATACCCAAGGTTTTCAGCAATCTGTATGTCATACTGTTGTGCAAGAGCTAAGAGGTCCTGATTGCTTGCGTTCTCTAGCCCAGGTTCCATCCATACTACATCAATCTTCAGTCCATCCAGGGACCGTTCTTCTCTGGCCTTCGCTCTTTCATGGAAATAGTTTTCTGTTTCAGCCTTCTTTTTCTCGAAAAACTTTGTTCCAGCTTGTCTCCCCTCTTCTGTATCGTCAAAAGATTTCCTTACTTCTCTCCCATATCCTGCTATTTCTGATTCTGGTACTTTATCATTTAACCTGTCTATAATTTTTGATCTATCTTCATTACTTAAGCTACCCCAGTCTAATAGCCTTTCAGCGCTAATATAAACCGGCATGATATTAGCCCCATACTGTTGTGCTTTACGTATATCAGGAGTGAAATAATACCCATATCCCAATGATGGTAGCTTTTCTCCGGTATTACTAAAAGTTGTAAATGCAGCATCAGTTCCATGATACACAACCAGCGGTTTCCCTTCCTCATCAACGACCTTGCTTTCACCAAACCATGCCTTGAATGCTTCGCTGTCGGTTGGTGGTGCTTCCTGGAAGAGGATATTAGGGTTACTCCCGTCGAATGTTCCGATGTTGTCGGTTGCGGATTTGATTTGGGTGGGGTAGAAAGCCAGGTACTCGGTCTCCTCCATGTCCTCGTCGATGGTAATAGCTCCGTCGTACCCTTCTGATATAAGGTTGTCCCGGATTATACTTCCTTGCCCTTTGGCGATCGGCTTGTTGTCTATCGGGTTTCTGATGTTTAGGAATGCCGAGACAAGATTTTTTCCCATGTCCTTCCAGTTTGACTTTTCATCAGAGAAGTAAAAGCCTGGAATATCCATATTCTGACGTGTCTTGGATACATCGAAAGCATTGAATTTCTCAGATGTATAGTGATATACCGCCTTCGGCTCGCCATTCTCATCCACAACTTTCGATGCATTTCCAGGATCATTGATCCAGTCACCGAACCATTCCAGGAAGCTAGGAGTGCGTACCTGTACCCACTGCCTCTCAGTGAGGTTGGTAGGATTGCCGTTTGGAGCCTTCATCCACTGGTCTGTGTTTCTGTATTTATCAGCAACTGCGTCATATTGGGACTGCGTGTCATCCTGATACAATAATTCATCAGCTTTTTGCAACAGGGCCTCATCAAATACCACTGCACCATTGTATGTCTCTATGGCCGTTATACCATTTGGCTCCAAAACCTCGTTGTACAACCATGACACAAGAGATTCGTCGTCCCATGCCTCAGCTGTGTTCACAATATCCTCTGGATTGAACTGTTCTACAAACTCCTCTCCGCTTAGATTCTCATATGCAGATAGGTCTCCATACTCGGTAGAGGAAAGGTCTTCTTGCTCTTTGGTGCGTTCAAACGCCTGTGCAATATCATCTGCAATATCTGTGATGAATACTGCATCCTCACCATTGTATGTGAATTTATTGGGACCATATTGTTCTACAGTGTCAGCCTCTTCTGCACGCACCATCATTGCATATCCAGAACGTGACATTCCATTGTCTGTCCGTGAGTGTCTTACAAACTCCTGATACAGCTGGGCACCTTCTTTGTTCTGGCTAACTGTTCCTTGTGTCGCAAGTTGGCTGGCAAGAGGGGAGTCAGAATCAGACAACGAATCGAATACCTCGATGATCCTTGGGTCAAGATCAACGCTGTGCTTGAGTGTGGTGTATATTTGTGCCATCCACTTTGCAATCTGGCTGAAGAGTTGCTGGAGCTTGCTGGAAGCAGTCTTTCCGTCTGCCAGGTATCCCTCATAGAGACGAGCTGCAAACTCTTCCTGCCTGCGTCCCCAGTTGTCCTTGGTGAACCCTGAAGCGATGTCTGCAAGGTCCTGTGCATTCATGCCATCAAATACACTGTCAGTGAAAAGCTCTGCATGCTCGTCCAGCCACGTGATGAACTCCGGCTTCTGGGAAGCCTCTGTTACAGCACTCCTGAACTGTTCAAGCTGTCCCATCTGCCTCAGCGATACATGGAACGTCTCATGAGCGAACGTGGAGAAATCGGCCTTCTGGCCTGCGTAGATGATGGCCTTCAGGTCCTCGTCGAACGCAACAGCGCCACGCTTTCCCTGCATGTTTACATCAAGGTCATCCACGTTGCCGAACAGCTGTCCATCCTTGTAGGAAGCGTCAAGGTATGCCTGGGTGTTCATTCCTGCAGCCTCGGCCCTCATCTGGATGAGTGTTGCTCCTACGGCGCGCTCTGGGGCTGACAGGTTCGGCATTGCGCTCTCTATCTGCCTTTCTATCTGCATTCTCTCGTCTGGATTAGTGAGACCATCCCAGTACTGCAATCCTCCCTCATTCCCGCGTGGATTGCCTGCCAATATCTCGTCACGCACTGCTGTGAGTGATTCGCTCTTGGGTTCCCACTGGATATCATATCCAGGATACTTCTTTGCAAGGGAGAGCACCGCTTCCTTCCTGATACTCTCGTATCCACTCTTCACCAGTACGTCCTCGATGGTGATGGTGTTTCCCTGTATGCCATAATCGATATATCCATAACGCGATGAGGTCGCAGGGTCCCCTACCAACAATCTGCGGTTCTCTGTTCCATCTGGTGACACTGTCACCTCAGAGGCTTCCTGTGTGTATAAATCACCGCTCTGGAGCCTTCTGACCTTTCCTGTGGCCTGTTTCTCGCTTTTCTCTGCATCAAGCTCTGCTATGGCGTTTTCGTCACTCTCTATGGCTGATGATTTTCTCATGCCACTATGTTCTCTATCCCAGATGTCACTCATCGCCCCATCCCAATCGGATGTGGTGATGGTATCTGGTTTCTGCTGCTTCATGGAGGAAACAAACGCTTCCTTGGAAGGTACTGCTGCTGCCTCACGCCTGATTGCAGCCTGCTTGTCTATATCTACCTTGGTATCCAAGACCGATGAAGCACTTCCAAGCACTACTGCTGATACCAATCCTCTCAAACCTGCGTTCAAGGTGTTCCTAAGTAGTTCTTCATCAGGAAGTGGCTCAAGTGATCCTTTCTCCCTGCTGTCCTGTATTGCATGGGAGGTATGGCGTACCAGGTAGTCCAGTGGCTCCTCGATCATCTCTTCCGTTGCTTCGCCTAAGGCATTTATACCTAGTTTCGTAAATCCATTCAGGAGTGAACCGAGCCATCCGCTGGTAGTTATTCTGGCCATTACCTTTGATGCAGCGGTGTTTACGAGATTGGATGCACCAATAGCTTTTAGTGCAGTTCCAGATTCTATACCAAGTCCTGCCTCGATAGCTCCTACCAGAAGCCCGTAGGTTCTTGACCCTACATTGGCGATGTCCTTGTCTATGCCCATATCCCTGAGTTGCAGGTAGCTCACACCTTCCATAAGCTCACGGGTACGGTTCACTGCTCCAACCGCTCCACCTGCTGCCATGATTGCAGCCATGGAGTAGGGGGAAGCTGCAGCGATGGAGCCGAGCACAGCTCCTGTTGTCGCTGTAAAAGCGGTTCCAAGCCCTCCTGCGAACGTTGCACCCATGAGAGCGCTCTTTCCCACTTCCAACATGTAAGGCACCGCTCCCTCCAGGGTCCATTTGAGGGCTGTGGTTGCAACATTGCGAGGCTGGTTGTCCTTCAGTGAGTCTATCTCGCTTCCCATTGCATCAAGCTGTGCGAGCAGTTCTGTGGTATCTTCCCCTGCAAGGTCAGCCTGCTTGAATTTGTAGGCTAGGTCTGAGTATTCCATGTTGAGTCGGCCGGCCTGAAATGAATCAAGCAGTGCTCTGGTAGTGGTCTTTGCTGGGGTGAATTTCTGCCCGAGCTGTTCCTCGTACAAGTTATCCAGATTCGCATAGGCAGAAGATAGGCTTATACCACGATCACGGCTGAACGCAAGGGCTGTGGCAAACCTCGTAAGCGTCTCTTCCTGGTTTTCGCTGTTGATGGCAGTCGTGCTGATGATATCCCATTCCTGTTCGGTTACCGGGATCCCCAACCTCTGGCGTTGTTCCTGCTGGGCCTGCATGACAGCAGGATCCTGCTTGTCTGCACCGGAAGCCTTGGCTATATGCTGGTCAATACGGCTGTTCAGCCCTTCAGTCATGCTGTAGAGGTTGTTCTGGGAAGGGTCATTGTTGTTTGTTGGGTTGAACATCAGCCATTCATCTCCTTCTTTATCTGGTTGAAGATATCCTTGAAGTCTTCATCAGATAGGGTATCCATATCCTTCAGTACAGGAATATCCGCCTTTTTTGGTGTCTTTCCGGGATTGCTTATCATCCAGGGGAGGATGGAAGTCCTGATGAACTCGTATTCAGTACGGCTGAAGCTGTTCCCTGCCTTCTTGTTCTCAGCATTGCCTTCAGCTGTGAGTTGTGTATCCTTGGCAGGAGCAGGCTCAATCACCTGTGCCTGTTTATTGTATCCATCGAATTTGCTGGGAGCTCCCTTCATCTGCATGGATTCTGGTATCTCCGCCTTCGGCATAAGCCCCATGCTCTCTGGTGTGGCATTCCCAACAGTCTTCTTTTCGATCAATTCATTCACCTTATTGGATTCCACCTTATTTCCTTCTGAGAACAACTTTGTCTTTGCAAGATCGCTCCCTGTAGCTGATGCTACCACCTCGAATGTCTGTCCACCATTATTGCTGTGCAAGATATTTTCCCTATTTACCGTGTAGAGGTGCGCACGTCCATCTTCCCCTGGAAGCACATACATGGGGACAGGGAGGGTTTCCCCGTCAACGGTGAGCGGTACTGCAGGGGTATTCACCAGCAGGCCTATATCTAGGTTTGTAAGCTCATTCTTCATCTGTCCTGCAACCTGGTCAAAGACCTCTTCAACTGCAGGATCAGACCAGACAACCTTGCCATTGGTATCGTAGTAGACCGTATCTGCATTCTCCTCGATGGTTGAGAGTTTCTGTACACCTTGGAACATATCCTCAGAGGTGTCCTTGCTGTCAATCTTTACTTCCCTTATCGCATCAATGGTCTCGGCTGTGTATCCGCTGACTATCCTGTCCAGTTCCTTGCTGAATGCATCGGCTGTGATGTCCTTGGCTGGGGTAGCCATAAATAGGGAGACAATAGCTCCCCATGCGTTGGTCCTTGCGGCTGCAGCCCTGGGATTCTGCTCGTCCTTCTTCAGGTCGTATCCCCAGTTGTTCTTGTCCATTGCATCAAGGGTTTTCTCGGCTATCTTTTTGTATTCGGAAGGCACTACAAGGTCTTTCAGCTCTCCTGCAAGCTCAGAAGCATAGAAATCATCCTCAATTCCCTTCGTATTCGCTCCGATTGAATTGAGCATCTCAGCGGCCTCATACCCACTCATTTCACCGGCTTGGAGTCTGCTCTTGATACCGTCCACAACAACCTTGTTCATCTTCACCTGCTCATTGTCAGCATCGGCAAAGGTTTTCTCCAGTGCGGCTATCTTCTTGTCGTAGAGAGTCCCTTGGCTCTGGGCCATGTCATCAAGACCCTTGTAGATGGAGTTGTAGATTGTCCCGTCCTTCTTGGTGATGGAGTCCCTCTGTTCCTTGAGGTATTCGATGTCCACGGAGTTGCTGTCATTCATCCACATCGTGGCTCCTTGTTCTGTGGCCCAAGTGATATGGGAAGCCTTTGCAGCTTCCTGCATTGCCTGTTTCCTGTCCTCTGGGATTCCCTTGGTTGTATCATCAAGCTGGCTGTAGAGTTCAGCAGGGGAGAGGCCCTGCTCAAGGCCGGATGTGAACATGGTCATGGCATCACTTACCAGAGTTGACTTGACCTGTGCGTCACCTTTTGCAGCAGAAGCGATGAAAGCCTGCGCGTCCTCTTCCATGATCCCGTACTGGCCTACCAGTGAATGGGCAAGCTCCGTGGCCTTGGTCATCCCCTCAAGCCTTGCAGTGCGCAAGACAGTCTCCTTGGAGCGGTTGTATCCAAGCGTTTCCTCATATGCTGCGAACTGCACATCCTTCATGGCCTTCGAAAGGCCGTCACGTGCGTAGATGATGCTCCTGCCCATATCTGTGCCACCGTTGGCCATATCGCTCTGCATGGCCTTGGTGAGTCCCTGCTGGTACTGGGCTTCGCTTACTGCATCAGCGTCATTCATCGCAACAGTGAGCAGTTGGGTTGTGGCTCCTTCCATCAGGCTGTTCAGTGCGTTCTTTCGGTACGCCTTTACGCTATCCATGTCCTTGGAGTTGTCGATCTCTGCAATCTTGCCCTCATACCAGGATTGCATGTCCGGGTTCCAGTCAACCTTTGCCTTTCCGTCCTCTCCTGTGGTGATGACTGTTCGCTTGTGCTTGTAATCATCGACAATAATGTCTGTCAGTTCCTGCGAAATGTCAAAAATATTGTTCTTTGCACCGTCAAGCTGAGATTGCTCTGTCTTATCCCTTGCTGCCTGCCATGCCTGCGCACCAATCTGGGCTGCACCAAGTGCAAAGTCCATCCACATGTTCTGCCTGTTCAGGTCGATCTGCTTCTGTTGCAGATCAAGGCTCTTCTTGCTGAGTTGGTCTGACTGAAGGCTCAGTTTGCCGTAGTCCACACCAATTTCCATGCGCTTTGCATTGTACTTGTTGGTGATTGCATTCGCTGTTGAGCTGTAGTCTATACTTGGTGCGTATATCGCCATTATCGTTTCTCCAATGTCTTATGCAGACTCAGTTCCAAGGTTCTTGAACATGTTCTTCAGGCTCTTCCACCAGTCAGTTCCCTTGAGTGTATCCAGGACTGATGTCTCATCCTCCGGCATGGTGGCAGGGTCAAACCCTGCAGCCGTATACAGGTCCTCAAGCTCTGCCCTGCTGTAGTTGTCGGTTGTTTCGGTAAGACCGGCCATCATGTCGGTCCCATATCCTGCAGCTTTCCTCGCGTCATCAACAACGCCGTATTGTGCACCAATCTGCTCACTCATATCCCCTAGGCTGTCGATATTGCTGACAAGGTTTCCCTGTAGCACCCCAAGCTGGTCTTCCCAGTTGGTCTTCTGTGCGTTGAGGTTGTTCTGGGTAAGCGCAAGGTTCTGGGATAACAGATTCTGCTGGGTGAGCAATGTTTGCCTGTTTGCCTGTAGCTCAGCGTCTTGTGCAGTATAGGCCTGTCCATATAGACCATCCCCACCGGAGAGGCGCATGTCAGAGCCTGCAAAACGGACCACGTTGGATTTCTGCTGTCCTGCAACCAATCCCATGGATCCTGTTGCACCACGCTCTGCAGCAACAACATTTGTGCTGGTCCAGTTGCTCAGCAATTCCCCGAGCTGTCCACGCCCCTGTTCCTGCAGATTTCCCATGCTCACGTCATACTCACCCTGCCAGTTGGCCAAGGCGGTATCCACTTGCTCTATATCTGCTTCTATCTTGCCGGTCTCGTAGTCGTAATTCTCATCCCACATATCCAGTGAGCGGTTGAGCGCTTCTATGTCCGATATGAGGGTGGGTATGGTGACATCCTTGATCTGCTCGAAGTTTTCCTGGTAGCTTATCAGGTCGTTCTTTGCGTCGTTGAAGGTGCCACCATATTGGAGATTGAGACTTTCCTCGGCTACGGCTTGGTTCTCTTCTGCCAGATCAAGCTCGTCGCTCTTTGTCGCAATACCATATACACCACCGGCTGCCGCAACTCCCGCAAATGGATTTGCAGTTAGAAGTCCTACACCTACTCCTGTGCCTATTGCTAATACATGTTCCCACCATTTCAAGGCCATGCTACACCTCCACCAAACCGTATTTCGTGATGATTGCAAGGAGGTTGAAAGGCAGCGGCTCCTCACTCACCAAAGTGACCGAACCCTCATAGTCAACCGATGAACTGACCTCAGCCTTGATATCACCTGTCACAAGTTCCAACGTGGTCCCATATTCGTATTCCCCTGGAGTTAGGGAGAGAATCGGTATGGTCCTTCCCTCGATCTGCAGCTTTCCCCCAAGCGTCTTGTGGATACGGAGCGCAACGCTGAGATACTGCCGTCTCTTACCGATGCTGGTCCCATTCGAAGGAAGCTCCGGTCGCAGGATGGTGACCTTTGCCTCAATGGGGAAACCGATGTTCAACCTCATGAAAGTGCGGTCATAGGTGACATCCCCTGAGGGGGATACCACTCGTACAGGAAGGACTGCCTGGTCAGCGATTGCGTCAACCGTTTCCCCTCCAAGGTATGGCACATTCAAGCTGTCGGTCCCAGATGCATTGTAGTGGTAGCTGTGGCAGTCTATGTATGCAGGGGATGCAGAGTCCTGCAGGAGCGTATCTGGGATTGATATGGACAGTGATTCCAGGAAAAGCGCTCCTGAGCGTTTCACCACCAGAAGCAGCTTGTCGTATTCATCCTCCGATCCTGGGACCACATCAATGCTCTGCACAACCATCTCGTTCTGGTCCTGTCCGTATCCAAGCGGGTGGCGTGCCCAGCCTATGACGCTGTTGCCTATGTCCAGCGAACAGGAGAGCAGGGATCCGTTTTCCAGCAACACCCATATGACTGCCCCTATCTGCGTCTCGGTAACCACGAATTCCTTGATGCCTGCAGTGAGCAGATGCCTTGCAGTCATGCTGAGCTCGGTCCCCACATAACCACCGCTGTCCTGGCTGTACTGGATGATGTTCAGTGTTTTCCCACCGGTTCCTGCGTAAATCACAAAGCCCTGGTATGCTTGTGGGCGTACCTTGCTGGCTCCTGTGTTGAGGGTGACGCTCATGTCGAATGTGGATGGCGTTGCCATTTCCCCGCTGTCCATCCAGATGGACCTTCCTGCCCCTACGATGATGCGCTTCTGGTTTATCATCCAGTTTATCCTGGAACCGTGCATATCAGTCTCCTGCAGGAAAAATGCATGGTCTGGCAGCACCGTCTCAACACTGTCGATGAGCTCACTGAAGGTGAAGTTGAGAAAACGGTCCCCGGTCTCGTCAGGGCTCCTGGATGCATAGATGGTGTTCGGGTTGTTCGTTGTGCCTGCAAGATACCACCGTCCACCCTTGAAGGCCTGTGTGGATGGATAATCACCTGCTGCAGAGAAGGTCATACCACCGGTGAAGGTGAGCTCAGTCAGGGTGAATGGGGGAGTGGAAGTCTTTTCCAGCTTGGCCGGCTTGTGGGATGGATGCACGATATAAAGCACTCCCTTGTTCATTACGCAGGAGAGCTCGTCAAGCTGTACATCGGTGTATGTTGTTGCAATCTCATAGGTGGCCCCTAAGTGCAGTACCAGCGATCCATCCATGGCAAAGAAGCGTAGCTTGTTGTTGGTGAATTCCACGATGTACCTGTTGTCACCACCATCGAAAAGCACGATGCGGGCCTTTGTGATGAGTGAGCCTATGCTTGCCAGGTATCGTGTGCCTGGTCGCTTTACCAGGGCACCATAGATTGTAGGCAGTACATTCTGACACAATCTGAGGCCGGTCTGGTACTTCACACTGTCCAGCCGGCCCTCAAGCATTGGGTCAATCTCCCCGCTTATGAAATTGTTCTGTAAAACAGAGTAGTCTGCCACGATGCTCCTCTCCTATGTCAAACAGGACGGTCAACGGCTCTCGTCGTACCATCCTATCGCGTTGCCTTCCTCATGCTGTGCAATTCCTTCCCTTGTCATGGCCATTGCATGGAGTTGCTGGAACTCGCTGTAGATCCTGTTGCTTATTGCATCGTTCTTGACCATCGGGATGCTGATGAGATAGGCAAGCTGTCTTACCACCATGTTGCTCAGTAGCGGTGTCATGTCGCTGGGGAGCTTTGGGAGCGCCACATATGAGACGAATACCTCTGTTGCATTGGTGAGGATTTTTTTGTCCATGTATTCGTAGGCTTCCGAGACTTCCACACTCTTGATCTGCGCAAAGTCCTCAGGAAGTGGGTACTGGTATGTGTATCCATAGGCAGGAGACTCAGCAAGTGGTACAAGCTGTACGTATTTGGTTGCGTCCCGCCAATGGTATGCGGAGTAGACGGTCTCGATTGCCTGGGGGAGCAACTGTGAGCCATAATTGGCACCTGATGACCCTTCATCAAGGTTGCTGATCTGCGTGAGTCCAACCCTGGTAAGGGCTCGGTTCACGATGTCCACCCATTGCACATCATAGCTGATCGCTGCCATAGCTATTTATCCTTCTTTGCGGTCGTTGTTGTTGAAGGGGATGGACCTTTCACAAGGTCCTTTCCGTCCTCTGTCGTGAAATACTTGGAAATTTCGTCTTCATGAAGCTGTTTCATGTCCTTCTGGTCAAGGTCGTACACCTTTCCCTCGTCGAAGCGTCTGAGTCTTGATGACTGGAAACAACTGGTCTTGCATCTAATTTTCATTCGTACGTTCTCCTTGTTCGGTAGTAAGATGGCGGCGGCCGGGCGAACCACAAGCCGCCGCCAAAACAGTTATAGGAGGTCAAATCCGGCTACATCTCACTTACCGAGCTCAATCCATGCATTCACTGTGGTTGCAGTGAATACCCCAGTGCTCGCTGGTGTTGCCCCAGCTCTCAGATACCTGCGATGCGATGAAGGCATCGGCATGGTTATCTGTGTGAGTGCCGAGGGTTTTGCGGTAAGTTTGCCGGTGGCAATGGTAGCCCAGGATAAACCGTCTGCACTGTCCTGCAGGAACGGTGTCATGCTGTCTGCTACAACGAAATCTGCAGCAGGCTGGAACACAATGTCGATGTTCCCATCATTGCCTGTGTTATGGGTTGCCGGCTCTCCCATGTCCAGATAATCAGCAGAGTATACTGGTGTGTCCTTGGTTGCGAGGCTCAGGGCCCCGAACATCAATAATTTATCTCGCATGTATTGCTCCTTCTTACGCGGTAAGCGCGCTTTCGGTGTCGAGGATGGTTTCAATCATCATGATTGGGATCCCTACAAGACGAACCACTGGACCGAAGCCCTCGATGTCCTGGAGGGAATAGGCTGCATTGCTCTTGTCGTAGGCCATGGTCTCGACGATTGCGTGTGCTGTCCTGTTCCCGAATCCAACTGCGTCACGTCCGACGTTCGGCAACTGGTTCTTCATCTTGATGAATTTTGCATGTGCGATGGAGGAACCTCCGCTCTCGATGTTTGCAAGACGGAGAAGAGCCTTCGGGTTCTTGATTTCCATGCCTGCATAGATCTCGTAGTGTCGTATCCAAGCCCAGAAATCACCATCGTCTGCAAGCGTGCGCACAAGGCGCCTGCCCCTGTCGTCGCTTGAGATGCCTGGCTGAGCGCCACTGGGATAACGGAAGTTGAAACCTCTCTCCCCAAGCTCCATGAGCCAGATGCTGGTAAGGTCTGAGCCACTTCCACCATTGTCGAAAGTGTACTGCTCGTCCAAGGCAGCCCTGCGCTCTGCAAAGCCCTTGAAACCCTCGATGGAGTTTGTCCCGTAGAAAAGCTCATACATCCAGTTCTTCATGACACCCTCAAGGTTGGCCACATCCTCAGAGTCTCGGACCTTGCCGGGCTCCTTGGCAGTCTTCAGGATGCTGTCGTCGACCCTGCTGTCTGCCTGGTAGGATGCGATTGCCTCGATGAAGGTATCCGCACTGGATGAGATGGACGGCACCGGCCCGTTGGCCTTTACAAATCCGCCATTTCCAAGCCGTACGGCCTGTGTGTACTTGTGAAAAGCACCATCACTGGATGGGAACCAGGGTGCTACCTGAAGCAAGTCGTATTTCTTGGCAAGCTGGGTCAGGAACGACGCCTTGTCGGTATAGCCTTCTCTCTTGCTTGCCTCGACGATGTTCATCGCCTGTGTGCTAACGATCTTTGACATGTCTGATACCTCTCTGACATTTTATGTTTTGTTTGTAGCCGGCCTCCGTTCCCTCACCGCCAAGCCTTATGGTTCCCTACTCGGTACACCTTGGCTGTAAAGTAAGTCCCGTTGCTGCCTTTATCCGATTATCACGCCCCATTGGAGAGCAATGCAACCAAGCGCGTTACGCTTTCACCTGATCATTAATCTTGTATGCTTTCCTGAACTCGTCCGAGTACCAGGGAGTGCCATTGCTCTCAGTGGTTTCAGGCTCCTTGGGATCAGTGTTTTGTTCTGCTGGATCCTGTTGCTTCTTCTTGGTGTCCTCAGGTTCTTCTATACCTGCCAGGATGTCGTCAAGTATTCCCATTGTATTTTCTCCTATTTCCCGTAGGCTTTCTGGAACTCATCACTGTAGCTAGTCCCAAATGCGCCTTTTGACTCTTCACCTTTTCCGTTCGGTGTCCCGTGCACGAGGGATTTTCCACCACGTGCCTTTTCCTCTGCAGCGATCTTAAGCACAAAGTCCGTGTTGTAGATCAGCCCTGAATCCTTGTATAGCTTACCAAGGCCGGTTCTCTGCATGTGTTGCTTGAAGAGGTTTGCGGACTCCTTCATGGCTGCATCACGCTCACTCTTCACCTCGTAAATCTTGTCCAGTGTTGCAGCAAGGCGTGCATCGAAGGTCTGCGCTGCCTGCTTCTGCTGGTTCTGGATTGCAGCCATGCCCTGTAGGTAGTTCCTGGCAAGCACGTGGTACATCTTCTGTGCCTGTGTCTTGGTGAGCCCTGCATCATGGAAGTCCTTGCGGAAGCGGTCAGCCATATCCTTTGGCAGTGCATCCGGGTCGATTCCCTTGACCTCAAGGTCGTATTCCTCAGCCTTCTCTGGAACTCCCAGCTTGGAAAGGAACGCCTTGATATCCTTCTCGTCTGCATCCTTTCCGGGGACCTGCAGGGAGCGCTCCAGCTTCTTGGAGAGCTCAACATAGTTGTCGGCAATATCGTCCAGCTTCTGGTGCTTGTAGACGTATTTCTGGTAGTCATCGCTCTCACGCTTCTCAGGGGAGAGCTGGGAAGCATACTTGGGAAGCTCCGGCTTGGTGCCTTCATTCGGCTTTGCATCGCCCGCTGGAGCTCCTTCACTGCCTTCTGACCCACTCGGTGGTGTTCCGGTAGGGTCCGCAGGTGTTGTATCCCCTGCAGGAGCAGGATTGCCTTCTGTGGAGGGGGTGCCTCCTTCATCAGCTCCACCGTCCGGGGCCATCATGATCATCATCAGACGCCTGAGTAGTTCATTCATATCCGTCCATCTCCTTCTTCGTTGTCGTTTGTATCCTGCAGCCCACCGCAATCGATGATTGCATTTGTGTAGGCTGCAAGGTTGTTGAATGTCCTGGCACCAAGCCGGCCCAGCATCCAGTTGGCATGGGCTATGAGCTTCGGGTCCATCACTGCTGGGTCATCTGCAAAGAAACCCAGCTGGTTGAGGATGTCCATCAATACAGCCCTGCCGTCAGTGGAGCTGAAGGTATTCCTCCATGCCTGTCGTTCCTTGGTTGTCATCTTCTAGTACCTCCACTGGTTGTTGCCTCTGCCGGGCTTCCCTTTTCCGGTGCCTTGCTCGTAGCGCCATAGGTCTGTGCCCCAGCCTTGGCTGCCTCGATCTGTTGTTGGAACTGCATCTGCTGCATCTGCATCTGTGCTCTTGCATCACGGATTTTCTTTACCTCCTCTGCACTCTTGACCACGGTCTCGTTGACGTCGTAGCCATCTGCTGCTATCTCGATGTATGCATCCATGTCCAGCTTGTCCAGGACACTGGGTGATACCTCTGCGATTGCAAGGATTTCCGCTAGGAATTGCTTGGTGGTGTTCAGCGATCTGCCACGCTTCTGAAGCATTGCCAATGGGCTCACAAAGTCGATCTTGAGCTGCCCACTCTCTAAACCGGCTGGGGCAGGGGATAGGTTCTGGCTGTCCATTTCCTGCTGGTAGACCGCCTCAAGCACCGGCTCGATGAATTCGTGACTCAGTCTTGAGACAAAACTGCTCATGATTGCGCTTTTCTCATCCACAAGAGCCTGTACCTCTGTTGCGGTCTTGGTCTTGTCCTGAAGGTTCATCAGTGCCATGAAGAAATCTGTATGGTATCCATTCTTGATGGATGTGCGTATCTCCATCTTGATTGCCTGCGTCCACGACATATCCCCTACGATCTGTACTGGAGCAAAGTCAGCACCAGGAGTTAGTTCGGTCATGCCATGTGGGGTGAAGTTGACCTTCAGTCCCTCGGTCTTCTTGATCGGGGGACGTCCCTGCAACTGTGATACGCGGAGTTGGTCATCAGACATGATCTGCAGCATCTTGATGTTCGGTATGTGCACGCTTCCTGGATTGTCCACTCCCCATGGTGATCCTGCAGGACTGCTTGCCCATCGCCACGTGAAGAAAGGCTTTTCGTCGATGCGTTCTTCCTTGACCGGTTTTTGTGTGTCTGCTGCAGCCCAATAAATCGAGACCCATTTGCCTTCACCTGGGATATCTGTCTTGATGCGTGTGTCCCTGGCAATGTACTGGAAGAACTCATAGACGGAGATATCATCGTCCTTGTTCTGGGTGATGGTCTTAGGGAGGTTCTCTTCCCCGAATTTCTCTATGGCATCGTCCTTGTTCAGCCAGAAGGACCTGATCAGCGTCCCCACATTGCGGTGCCTGTCCTCCTCGATCACGTACGAGCCAGGATGCAGATTGCGAAAGACAGGGATGTTCTCCACGTCGTCACGCTCGATGGTCATCACTGCAGTACCAAAGTCAGCGCAACATCTGATGAAAGCCCGGCTCTCATCGTAGAAGTTGCTCTTGCCCAGTTGCTGGTCAAGGATATGCTCGGTCTCCTGCAGCCATTCCTTGGCTATAGAGTTGTCCTTAAGTGCCTTGTCCTCGAAGCGCAGGCGGAACCAGGCAACGTTACGGCCGAAAGCATAACCCTGCAGACCGTCTGCCATGAGGTTGCTTGCCTCTGTTGCTGTGGTATCGTAGATGATCCTGTAGTCAGGCGCTTTCTCGCTGCCGGGCTTTCCCAGCTTGACGGATGAGTAGCTCGGTGCCAGGTATCTGATGATATCCGCCCACTGTGGTTCGAAAATTCCCCTGTAGCTTTCCAGCTGTTTTCTCAGGCGCTCGATGCGCTCCATCTGCTTGGCTGTTACTGTCATTTATCTGTATCCCCCTTCCAGGACGTCGTACGGATTCCAATCCGCTGTATCGTCTGTATGTATGACACGTTCCTTCTCTGTGACCCTTCTGTAGGTTATCCACCACGATGCCATGAGATATGTGACAACAAAGTCATCATGGATGTCGTCTGTCTCGTTGTTGTAGCTCTTGCGGCCGGTCTTGTCGTTGACGGCGCCCTTGAATCGGGAGAGCTGAAGCTTGAAATCTTCTACATGCTGTAGGTTCTCAGCCAATCTCATGCGTCCCTGCTGCATTATGATCATACCTGCATGTACAAGGTCTTCCTTGGGAACGTGCATCTCCTTCAGGACCTGTGTGCCCATAAACCTTCCGAAAGATGAGGATCCACCAAAAACCTTCCCAAACTCTGAATAGACAGGACGTGCCTCGGTACCGCCGGTAAAAACGATTGGGAATGGCATGAGACCATTTTCTCTCATCATGTCAACGATAGGCTCACCGACACCGGTCCCATCAACCAGCAGTTGTGTGTTCCTGAGCAGGTCAATGCGGTCCAACAGGTCCTTTATACGCCTCACTTGGTCCGTATACCGAACAGCTTGCATTTTTGCCTGATAGACAAGGTCCAGGTAGTTGACCACCAAAGGATCCCTGGCGCTCTCTGTGGGAAATCGTTTTACGTCAGGTGAATCTCTGTATATCTGGATTGTTGTATAATCCCGTTTTTTGGCTATATCAACTGCACAGATGTATTCCTTGCTGGTGGTGAGCAGGTCTCTCGGTATGGATGATGACGTGCTCATATATTCATCGCCTGAAGTGTATTTATCACTGAAGGTATGTTGTCGAAATCAGGCATACCCAAGCCTTCGCATGTCTGGCCGAAAGCCTTCTCGATCTCGTCATAGCTGAATACCATGTCCTCCTGCTCGACGAATTCACAGCAGTACTCCTGCTGGTACTGCTGCATTCCCATTGCCTCCAGGTTCTCCTGCTGTTCCTCCAAGCTGAAATGCCTCGGAGAATACCAAGCTAGAATTCCACGTTCGTCCATCATAGCCTTGTACTGGTCCTCGTCCATGTATTCGATCAGGTGCCAGTTGTCTCTTGGGTTGATCTGCCATGGGCTTCGTATCTCGTAGCGTTCCCAGCGCTCTGAGGAGTTGTATGACTCATAGAAAAACCCTTGCTTGCCATTCGGTGTTGAGATGGCAAAAAGTTCAGCTTCTGGGTTGTCTGTGAGCATGGGGCGTACACCGCTCTTGTAGACCACATCGGGGATACGGCTTGCCTCGTCCAGGACGATGGTCCTAGGTCTTGAGTAGCCACGTGCGCTACGCTCGGTTGCAGGGATCACCAGGATGCGGCTCTTGTTTGCAAGAGCTATCTCGTTTTGACTGTCACGCTTGATCTCAGGGTAGCTGGGGTCTGATGCAATAAATTCCTTGACCTTCAGTATGTCCTCGATTGCCTGAGCCTCTGTTGGTGCCAGGATTATGGAAAGACTTTTTGGATAGTATTTTGCTGTATGGCAAGGTACAGATGATACGATGGTTGATTTACCGCTCTGCCTGCTCCCATTTATGAGCTTGCGCTTGTGTTGGCTCTTCAGTACCTGTGCCTGCCAATCGAAGGGTGTTATCTCAAGCATTGGGGCCAAAGAATTGATGTAATGGCTCCTGGATAGACCGTAAATTGTTTGCTGTGTCACAAACCGCTTGGATTCCTCACGCGTCATGGCTGATTCCCTCCACGATGCGCTGCACAACCTCAGGATCGTCCACCTCTCTCTGGATCACCTGTACGATATTTCCTACCAGCTGTGTATTTACGCTGACGTTCACATCAACGTTGGTAACCTCTTGCACAACGCCTGCAATTTTTGCAAGGGTTTCAAGTTGCTTGTTCAGTGTCTGCGCTGTCTCAAGGATGAGCTTGCGCGGGTCGCTGATCTTGCTCTCGACCTTGATGATCTCCTCATCATCTCGCATGGCTCTTTCCAGCAACTCCTGCAGGGAGGCCTTCTTCCTGATGCGTGTCTCGTTACCTTCCTGGTTGGTGAGCACCCAGTTGTAGATCACATCATGCTCGTATGCCCTTGGGTCAAGGTTGTATTTGCTATGGTCATCAGGGTCCTGCAGCCATTCGTTGCAAGCATCGTACATTTTCTGCACGTAAACTATTGTGTCCTCAATTCTTGCTAACAGTGCGACTCCATCATACTGACCCTTTGCCATGGCCTTTGCTGCGTTCATTCTGAGCTTTCCTGTTGCATAACGTTGCACAGCATTGACAGTCATACCGTAATTTCCCGCTATCTGTGAGTAAGGAACCTGGTTCACCAGGTCACGTATAATCGCGTTTTTTTTCGGGTGTTTATCCACACTGTACGCATTCGCCATACCTAGAAAGCCTCCCATTCATTGCACTGGTCCACCAGGTCATAAGAAAACTGCCACTCGGGGCATGGGATGGATGGGGCTGATGCGTAGACTGCATAGGGTGGCTGGAAAAGAGGCTTTACTATCTTGCACTGTCGTATGCCTCTGGGTAGTTCCACGGTCCATGTTTGCTTGGTGATGGCCTTCCTGCTCCTGGACGCTCCTGCTGCCTCGTCATAATCTTCAAAAACGCTGTGCAAGTATTCTCTGTTCAGCATGCAAAGGTCCTCCTGGGATGCTTGGTGACTCTTGGCTTTATCGGCTCGATGGTGTCCTGTGTCCTGGTATCGAATATCTCCACGGTCCCATCATCCTTCAGCCTTGTGTCGTATGGGCAGTCGGTTGGCAAATCGAACTTTGAATGGCCATCAGGGCATCCACCTACGTGGATGTACATCTTCAGCCTTTGGATGCTTATACCATGTGCCATCGCGCACTGAGTGAGACTATCCCATTCGGTTTCATGCCGGTCGCGGTATTCAATTACCGCCAGGCGTGCCAGCGTACTCTCTGCCATGCTGCCTCCACATCCAGCCTAACTCGTTAAATTAAAACGAAACATTCCCCTAAACCAAAGTTTTTTTGGATTTTATCAACTTTTATAGCATGTGTGGATTGCCTTCAATCACCCAGCCAGCCCCTCTTCGGAGGGGTTTTTCTTTTGGCTGATCATCTGCACTGCAGCATTGCCGGCAAAGAAAGCCTTATCGATCACCTCGACTGGTACACCGTTCAACTTAAGGCTTCTCGCCATCGCGGTGAATAAAATATCCAGATTTGTTGCAAATTTCTGTTGTTCCCTTGAGAGCTCTTGCTGCTTCATGCTATGTCCTCCCATCTGCTCCACATGCAAACAACTTCGGCAGCGCCGAGTTTTCGCTTGAACGAATCATCGAATTTTTGATTGAACTCATTGGGAGTTAGATTGCCCGCCATCACGGTCTTTCGGTTCTCACAGTCCCTTTTGTCGATGATTTCGTAGAGTATCTGCGATTCATGCTCTGTCCATGAGGATCTTCCAATCTCGTCAATGGCGAGCACATCGACCTTGGAGTACAAGTCTATCACCTGTCCCTCGGTCATAAGATCCTTGCGTCCCAGGTAGCTCTCGTGGATATCACGGTAGATCTTGCGCTCGACCACATACAGAGCCTTCTTGCCTGTCTGGATGCATCCCTTGAGCATGGCTGCGACAAGATGGCTCTTTCCTCTGTCGGTAGGACCTAACAGCACCACGCTGCGAACATTGTCCTGTACAAAGGCTACTGCCATATCCCTTGCATGTGCTTTTGCAGCAGAGGAGACTGCATCAAGGTCCTTGGTGCTGAAATTGCGTACAAGGCAGTCCTTGAACTTTGCTGGGATTCCAGCCTGTTCATACACTGCAGCATACTGATCGGCTTGCAACCGGTTCATGATTGCAAGACGGTCATGATCGTATCTGCATTCGGGGCAACCTGAGAGTGGCAGCTCCTCAGTGGAACCATCCGGGTACTCTCTCAGGATCCTGTTGTTCTCATAGGTTCCATGGATTGGACAATCAAGATGCAACGTCTCAATGATTTTCAGTCCTTGCCTAGCCATCAGCTGTTCTGTGAAAGCATTCATTTTGCCTGTACCTCCTTGTACGAATCCCAGCGGTCCTCGTTCCCGATGGTGTACTGGGATGGCTTACCCTGTCCTGTCTTGATCACTGGTGCAGTGGGCCTGTTCTGCTCCTTGCTGAGCCAGTTGTTCACGAATGCGAGCATCCCGTTTTTTGTTTTCCGTTTCTTTGGATTTGATACGGACCAGCTCTTCATGCTGAGCAACTGTTGTTTCACATCTACTGCAGGAAAGCTCTCCTGCCATAGCTCAACCATATCCTCGGTTATGGGATATTCTTCCTTCCTGTTGGTGATGATGGTGCAATAAACAGGCGATGATGGCTGCTCTTCGGCTTCGACGCTCTCGCTCTTTTGCGGGAGCTCGGAGCAAGTATTAGTATTAACTCTATCCTTACCTAACCTAACTCTAACTCTAACCTGAGAGTCCAAACCGGTACCAGACTGGATACATTCCGGTTCCAAAGTGGATACAGGCTGTTGAATTTCTGTATACGCGTTGTTTTCCTTGATGGTCAGATGCTGCATTTCCGCAGTGTAGACAGTGGGCTTGTAGCGGTCTTTCTTGATGTAGTTGTGCATCCTCCAGTGCTTGATCACCACCACTCCAGTAGTGAAGGAAATGAGGAATCTTTTTTCCACCAATTGCTCCAGATCTTTCTCGGATGCGCCGATGACTCGCTGTATCTTCTTGGGGTTGTTCAGGAAACCGTCGTCGTCCGCTCTCATGCAGAGATGGAAGTAGAGTGCCTGCGCTGAAAGTGGCATGTCCAGGAAGGCATCGCTGTCAATAATCGTCATTGCAAACATTCGTCTTTCAGCCATTATCTCCTCCTTTCCGTAACTTCCTTGTTTCTGGTTTTCATACATTTGCATCCTTTTGTTGTTCCGAGTTAGGAATCTTGTCTGGGTCCAAAAAGCGGTATCCCTTGACTGTTCCTCCGTTTTTCATGCGGTTTCGTATTTCTTTCTTGCATACCTGGGTGATCCTCATGGCGTCCCCAAGGTTGCTGCAGGTGGCTATCACCTGGTGATTCTTGATGATCGTTACTGGTCTGCCTTTCCTTGATGCCATCATGTCCTCCTGTTCCATTCTTCTATGACTTCTTCCATGCTTTCATACAACCCACTGACTGCACATTTGCATTTATCACAATGACACCCGAATCCTGCTAGTCTATTTTCTGGTTCTACTAATGGATACTCCCCACAGAACGGACAAGGAAGCAATCCGTCCTCATTAAGGATTCCAAGGTCTTTGATAATCATTGTTGAGCAATCAAATTCACGCTCGCTCTGGATAGGGTCTCCACACCAAAATGGTACACAGAAGACACAACCACTGCATTGGTTAGTCTGTTTGACCGCCTTGAGCATATGCCTTTCTCCGTTGATCTCTTCAACCCATTGTTCACCTAGACTTCTAAATTCCCGGCTCATGTCCTTCCTCCTTCCCTGCCCAGTTGGGATCAGGTTGATAACGATCCATCCATTTTTCCACCATTGCAGCAGTCTGTACGAGCTCTTTGTATGATTCACACAGGTATATCCGCATCATTTCTAGCGCATCTAGAATTGTTGCATGATCACCTTTTTTAATAGAATCCCAAGATTGACCCAGGTGGTATTCCACATTCTGAAATTCATGAACCAACTCCTGATATTCCTCCAATAAAACTGCATATCCTTCATGGTCTGAACTGAACGCCGGGAATTTCCTGTTGGCATCATCCAATTCTTTTTGCACCTGGTCAGTGAAAACCTTGATGTCTAGTTTTGTGCTCATTTCCCCAACCTCCTTTTCTTCTCTATCCACTCATTCATTTCGTCCCTTTGGCTAGGATTGTACCATTTGCCATCCTTGAAAGTGGTCAGTGGGTCTTGCGTCTCCTCATAGCTGTCAATCGGCATCCACCACTCAAGAGCAATATACTCATCACAAACATCAACAATCTTGCCGACCAAATAACCGTCTACGATGAAGCCTACTGCCGTTCCGTCTTCATTTAGAAATTCAAGCTCCTCCCTAACCTCAAGGCGTTCCTCTTGGCTCATTTCATCCCAGCCTTTCAGTTTAGCTTTGTAATAGATTGGATATGCTTTCATTGCTTGCCCTCCCATCCATCCGGCATATATTCTTCTGATTCCTCAACACCCATTAACTCTTCCCAATACTGGTCGAATCCTTCAGCTTCAACACATGATTCAGTTTCATTGTCCCACATATTAACCCTCCCATCCGTCTGGCAAGGTGAGGGAGTCTTTCCAATCGCCGGTGTAGTCGATGAACTCTGGATAAATCACAGAAAAACACTGACCACTAAAATTGTTACCCGCTAACAAAGGCTCGTATTTATAGGCATACCCGACACCACTCTTACCAACAGCGAAATACATCCCAAAGATATTCGCCCACTCCTTGAGCGTCTTTTTCTCGCCACCCATGATCCTGTCGTAGGCTTCGGCCTTGGATTCCAGCCATTGCAGATACTGATAATGCCAAATATCGAACCAAACATCATGGAAGCCATCGGTTATACCTCTTACACTCTTCCTGCCTGTCTCTTGCTCATATCTGAGCATCAATTCGGTCTTTTCCATCTACGTGCTCCTCGATTGCGCTCTCGATTTCCTCGAGAGCAGACTTCAGCTGGTCGCGGTACTCCTTCAGCTCATCGTTCGACAGATAGGCTTCATGCATGTAGTCCATGAAGTAAGTGCTTACCTGCTTGTAGCTATAAATTCCCTTTCCCTTGATTGTTACTTCGATGTATCTCATTATTGATTTCCCTCCGTAATACTCGGTTGCATCACTTCCGTTCAGCTCAGGGACAGGCTCGTCGGCCACGATACAGGTACTTACCAAGCCCTTTCTCCAAGGCTCTTTTGTGTGTTTCATCACTCCACCTCCATATACTTCGGCATCGGTAACCAATGGTCTACCGTTCCCTCAACGATTGCCACTGATGAATATGTATCCCAGTTGTCTATCAGTTCGTACCATCCTTCCTTGAGATACCACTCATCCTGTTCCTCGCAGTATTCCACGCACAGATCATCATCCTCACTACCTTCTTCTTCCTCGTACTGTCTGATATAGACCGCCCTGACACGCCTACGCTTGCCGTAGCTATTCAGGTAGGTGGCGATTACAATCTGGCCCTCCTCCGGCAGCTCGCTCGCAGGTCGCCACGTGAGCTGTGCTTCGAGCCATTCAATGTACTCAGTGCTGTACTCATAAGGGCCAATCTTTGGGAAGTCCTTGCTTTCCAATGCCTGCCCACCAGACATGAACTTCACGATTGCAGACTGCTTCCCTGTTTCTTGCTCATATCTGAGCATCATCTCACTCTTTTCCATCTTCATCTTCCTTTCCTCTCTGCTTCCTCTATCTCATCCAGGATGTCCTTAGCCCACTGGTCTGGGTCCTCGATGCGGTAGATGCTCTTTGACCTGGATACATTCTTTACATGGCCACCTTGTGCGTTGTAGGCTCTGATGTATCTGGTGATTGTTCCGTCCTGGGGATTGCGCTTTCCGTTGGTTGACTGCCTCACGTATTTCTGCAAATCCCTGGGACCGAACTCTCTTCCTGCCGGCTGGTTGTCCAGCCAGTTGTAGACTATGCGCAGCACTGGTTTTTTCTCTTCCATTGGAATGTTGGTCTGATTCATGCTTTCCTCCCTCATTAGAACGGTATCTGGTCGCTGTCGAACGATTCGGGACCGGAGCTGTAATGTCCTTCCCGAGTTATCCTGCGTTCAGCAGGCGCTTGCTGTCGCTCTCTGTGTGGCTGTTGGTTGTCCTTCTTCCACGTGTCCACCAAAACAGTGTGCGTGTTCCCACGGTCGTCCGGCTGCCTCATCTCAGTAACCTTCAGATTGACAAATTTCCTGCCATCCTGAAGGGTGGTCACATGCTCCTCTGGGATGTCGGTAAGACAGAGGTTCACACTGAAGAACTGTCCCCATTGGTTTGTTCGCTCCACTGCCTTCCCGCAGTAAATCTTCTCTTGTCTTTGGTCTTGTGCCATGGTTCTCTCCTTTTTGTTTATTACCTGTTGTGGTTCAAGCCGTCCTTGAGAACGGTGAGAAGGATATCCTCTAGTGAACTATCAAGGCGCTCTTCGATAATTTTGTTGATGTCGAAGTTGTCAACAACTTCTTTTACTCTCGCCTTAATAACAGGTCGGTTCTCTTCGATTGCGTTATTGAGGACAGCCATCCCAAAGGATTGTGGATCTCCATAAGCATTTTTTTCTCGGAAGAGTTCAAAACTAGAAAGCTTTCCGATAATCTCAATTACCTTTGTCTTGATGGTTTCTTGCATCTTCCCATCGAGAGCCTTGTCTACAGCCTCGAACACAACGCCGTATGCCGTATTGCTCAAGATCCTTTCGGCATCCTTGTTGACTTTTTTCTGAATCTGGAACTTTATCTCTTCCACGATCTCTTCTTTGCTCAAGTAATCCTCTATAGTGATAGTCATTTCAACATCCATAGTCTTTCTCTCCTTGTATGCTTGGTCTTTCGATTCTAGTTGCAGTTGCTTAAATCTGGTTTCAGCCTTGATAGCTTTCCGTCGTCGTCACTGAAGATCATGTAACGACCATGGCAGTTGCTCACCCGCATCTGGATGTTCTTCTTGCTCAGTCCTGTAAGCTGCTCCAGTGAGCGGTAGCTGATCTTCTCCGGCCAGAATGGTATTGACCTTGCAAGCCGTTCGGTGCTCTCGTCAGCCCTTGCGATCCTATGGACCTTTTTTGGCTGCCTCTGGTAACTGTCTACATGTGTCGCTCCAATGAATTTCGTAAAGTCAGTTGTAGCCCTCATCGCTTTCCTCCTCGATGATCCTTTCAAAAGTCCCCGCCACCGCTCAGGCTAAAAGACGGGGTATTACTATATTTTTCGGGGACTAATCACTCTCCCCGATGGGACTGGCAGGATTCGAACCTGCACCCTAATCGTACCGCCTTAACGGTAGCGTATACCCATTCCGCCACAGTCCCGTTTGCCGGTCTCTCCCGGCTTGTCACCATGCCCTCTTGGCCATCCTTTTCCAGGTCGGACAACCTCAGATGATTTCTACCACCATTATCCGATTACCTCCTATCGGAAACCATCCAGCACCTATGTCTGGCAACCTTTTGGGTTTGGGACTGGCAGGATTCGAACCTGCACCCTAATCGTACCGCCTTAACGGTAGCGTATACCCATTCCGCCACAGTCCCGTTTGCCGCTGTTTACACCCAACGGCAGGTGGTCTCTGGCTCTACTTTTATTACATCTCGAACGCCACCACACTCACACCTGGAGTAGTGGAGTACACCTTGCTTGCTGTGACGTATATAACCTGGCTGTCATCCTTGAAGATGATCCCGTTGCATCCATCCAGCACACTCTTGAGGTAGTTGTCTATGTCAGGCTTGGTTGTAGGTTTTACCTCTCCAGACAAGGCCATCTTCTGTCTCTTCTTGCTCCATGACTGGGGGACCAGCTTGTTTACCGTGATATTCAGTGCTACCGCTGCTTCCATCGGGTCGCTGCCGTTCATCTCCCTGTTTGCAATCATGGATACAAGAGCCTTGAATTCCGCGCTCTTTGGAGCGTCATGCATCCTGGGATGCCCATTGATGTTGGTCATCCTGGGCCGGCCCTGTGCGACCGGCTCCCCAGGTATAAAAAATGAAACCGTCATGCTGGTGAATCCCCAAATGGAACATCTCCCAGCTCAAGCTCTGCAACCTGTTCCTCGGTCAGCTCACCCTCAGCAAGAGCCTTCGGAGCTTCCTCATCGTCCTCGACTTCCTCGAACTCCCCATGGATGGCCATGTCATCATCGGTGATCATCACCTTCTCGTCGTTCGAGGTTGCATCAATCACAAAATCGGTCTTGATTGGAGCATACTTGAGCGTTGCCTTGAGCACGGTCTTCTTGGCCATCTCGTCGAACTCGCTCTTCCAGGGAGAAGAGGATGAGTTGTATGCCTGTGAATACTTGCGTGCATGTTTCTCCACATCTTCCACTGACCATACAGAGAAGCCGTATCCTCCGTTCTTCAGCTTCCACACCGCATAGTAGTAAACAGGAACGCCTCGGTTCATTTTGGCTGGCTTGTGGACCAGCTTCTGATCAAGTCCGTACTCGTAATCGAACTCGTCGTTCTCGTACACCACATGCGCATATACGCTGGTCATTTCACCGGAGCGGTAGCAGAGATCGATCAGTCCCTTGTAGCCGATCTGGAACTGGCACTCCATGATGCCTTTCTTGTTGTTCCTGAATGGGATAAGGTACGCCTGTCCCAATGGGGTGTTTGGCTCCAATCCCAGCTGGGCTGCCTGCATCAGTCCACCTAGGAAACTGTTTCGGTCGCATTGTGCCAGCTTCGGGTTGCTGGAAAGGGCTGTAAGTGCAATTCGGGTGAAACGCTCTGCAGTTATTACCGATGGCAGTGCCTTTGCAATCTGGTCCTGCATGGCGATGACAAAATCCTTGAGCGTCTGAGGCTCTTTCTTCTTGGCGACGGCCTTGCTCGCCTGTTTTGCGATGAGGCCCTGTTGGTTGGTCTGTCTTGCTTGATTCGTACTCATGCAATACTCTCCTTGCTTTCCTTATTTGCCTTCAGCAGGAAACGCCTGCTTGAAGTTTCGTTGGTGAATTGTTTGTAGAGATCAGGATGTTTGACCTTGAAAGCCTTGGTGTCGAAACGGTTGCTGATGGTGGTCTTCCATGTAACGGTATGGATCCCGTCAGAGCCTTCCGATGCATCCCCCATGGCCATCTTGATGCGGTTCTCAAGAGCCTTGATCTCTCCTTCGAGTTGCTTTGCAACTGCCTTTTTCTCGATGAGTTCCCTGATTACAGGGGAGACAGAATAAAGAGGAGCGTAGGCGGTCTCGTCCTGTGGGTAGAGTTTCTTGAGGGTCTCGTCATCCTGCTCGATCGGCTCCGGTGGCGTCTTTGTTGCGATGTGGTTGTTCCAGAAATTGCGCTCCACATCTATGAGCGCAGCAATATCGTCCTCGTTCCTTGGTACCTCAAAGACATAGAATCCCTTGTTGAGTACCAGGACAGCCAGATACCAGAAATCCCAACCGGTGACAGCCATGTAGTGCTGGCATTGGGTGTAGTACTCGGGTGGTACGTCCCCGCCCTCGAAATCGGTGTCGTTGTAGACAGAAGTGGTCTTGCATTCAAGTCCGATGTTCTTTCCTACGATCCTCCTGTCAATGTTTGCGTGCATGAACGGGTTCACATCGTTTACCAGGATGTGGTTCTCCCGTCTCACCGCCAGTCCTGTCTGCTCGGTGAAGCGCTGGGCAACATACTCTTCAAGGTCTCTTCCCTGGCGCATTGCCTCGTTGTCCTCTTTCTCAGGGACAAGCCCCATCTTGTCTGCGTAGACAGCAAGCGGGGATGACCATTTGCTCAATCCCAGGATTGCGGCAGCATCACTGCCTCCGATGGCGTTCCGTCTCAGTTCCAGCCAGTTTGTCCTGTCTGAAAACGGTATCTTTGTGATTCTCATAGATTTCTCCTTGCTATTGCTTCTTTCTCGATTGCATCCATTACATGCTGAGACTGGCAGATCAGCTCGGTTATGTCGTATTCACCAAGCATCACGGTCATATCCTCTATGTATCCTCCCTCGGCAGGTTCAAGCATGGTTGCTGGTGATTCCCTGATGTAATTTCCAAGTACATCAAGGTCATGCCCTGCGTATTTGACGGTCTCATTGATCATCATGGTCTCACCATCCTTTTCCTTGTCCCCTGGGTCCGAGTCCGATCTTCTTTCGCTCTTCGTCTGACATCTGGTCTGCATCAACGATTGCGAAGGCTGCATAGACGAGAGCGCAGAACACGAGAATCCCGACCGTGAACAAAAACCACTCGATTCCTGTGAACTGCCTAAGTTGCTGAAGAATGAATCCCATTTTTCCCACCTCCTTGGTGTGTACATCACGCTTTCCCTTGCAGGTCTGACAGGAATACCTCCACTCTCCGTTCGCTCAACTTCCGGCTTGCGACCTTGCCTGTCCTGGCAAGATAGCGAACCGTCTGTGCTGGGATCCCCAGCTCAGCCTCTGCCTGCAACGGGGTGACCCAGCGCTCATCATCAAGAGATGTTAGTATCTGGGCGATTGCATTGCTGAGGGATTGGTTTGCGGTTAGCAGCTCCTGCAAGAGAGCCTTGTCGATCTGGGCGGTCATTTTGATGCCCCCAGCTCCAGTTCCAGTTGTACGGTCTGAACCTGCTGAGACAAAAGGAAGAGGATGGTCTTGTTCCTGGACCACATCCTCTCTTTTGCGATCACATCCACCTTGTCCAGCATGTCCTTCGGCAATCTGACCGAAGTGACCATAGTCTGTGTGTCGTATTTTGTAGTGTTCATGACTACAAACTACTACAAGACACTACAGTTGTCAACAAGTAATCTACAAAGTTTTTATGCTTCTATTGTATTCGTTTGTAGTGCATGGTATTTTGTATGCTAGGAGGCATCTATATGGAGACCAGGGTTGTATCTATCCGCCTCGGTGTAGAATTGCATGATGAGATTAAGGCGATAGCGGAAATGGAGAAGAGGGCAACTGCCCAGCAGATTGCTTACTTCATCGAGAAGGGTTTGGAGAGGTATTATGCTGAGAATAGATATCTGAAGGAAATGGAAGGGAATCCTCCACCAAACGACGAGAGAATGGCAAAGTAATGCATTTCCCCAACAATAGAAAATACCATAAAAAAGTAGCTACAGGTGATAATATTTTGTTGTATTTCCCCGACAAGAAGAAAAGATAGGAGAACAGTGATGAATTTCTTTACAGTTTTCGGCGTGGTTGTATATTTCATAATCTTTGTGATCAATTTCAATCGAACGTTCTTGATGGGTGGGATGAATTTCTTCCTGGCATTCATCCTGTCATTCCTCTGGCCTATTACCACGCTATTCATGCTGGTGGGTTCGCTGATTGCAATGTACAACGCATCCAGGGGAAGATGAAAAAAAGAGGACCCCAGCGGTTGTTCTGGGGTCCAGGGGTAAAGCATACGTTAAGGAAAGACTGAGATGCACAAGTAACGATACCCATGAGAAACACAAGGAAGTATGTCCTGCCTATAGTGTTGCATGGATTTCAGGTATTAAACATTACCCTGCTTTGAAAATGTAAGGATTTTTTCTGATGGAGTATATATTTCGTCCAGCTTATCCGCTATTGGCTTCAGGTTCATTGCGACCATAGATGTGTATCTCCTCTGCATGTCCATAAGTTCCTGGTGTTTCCATGCAAGGTATTCTGCAACAAGGACTGGGAATGCTCCTGAGACGAGCAGGTTGGTGTTGGCGCTGTGACGCAAAACATGATGCCCTAATTTTGCCCATTTATCTGCGCGTTTAGGGTCTGCAGCCTTGAGTGCTGCCTTGAGCTTTCCCATATTTATGTCGGTCCATCTGTCATAATGTGGGAAATAGTAACCATCCTTTCTTGTGAGGGTGTCCAGGGCAGCCAAGGCTAGGGATGGTAGTGGTATGATCCTTGTGACACACCATTTTGGTGGAACAGGTTCTTTCATTGCACCTGTGGTGAATTGGCTGTCTATGGTCAGCACTCCATCATGCAGCTTGTTTTCATGGATTGCCAGGGCCTCTCCACGTCTCATGCCGGTTGTAGCCAGTACAGTGATGAATGCGTGGTATTCAGGGGAGGGGAACAGTTCTGGATGGGATAGCAGATATTGTACCATTTCTGGTGGAATCGCCTGTCTCTTGTTTTCTGTATACCTGATGTTCGGCAATCTCATTGCTGGGCTGCTGACTATGATCCCGTCACTCTCTGCCTGTGACAGGGCAACTTTCAGGACGGAGTAGATCATCTGGCTTTTCCTGCGTCTGCCGTGCTTCTCTACGATGATTGATGCTATATCCTTTATGTCTCTCTTGGTCAGGCTGGAAAGCTGCATGGATATATAAGGTGAAGAAGAAAGCAGCAAACGCAACACCTTCGCATATCGTGCGACCATCCGTGCGTATCGTATGGTATAATTTCCCCCATTGACCAGGGCGTCCTTGCGTCTTGGGTTTGTTGCAGGATCCTCATAGAGCGAAATCAGTTCCGACAAGGTCATCCGCTCGGTCCTATTCCCCTCTGCAAGCCTGTCTACAAAAGCCTGTGCGTAGAGTGTTGCATCCCTCTTGTTTGCCTTTCCTGTGGAGAGCTGGTGACGCTTCCCGTCAAGGTCCGTATATTTGAAGTAATAACTCTTCCCCCCCTTGCGTTTATACACTGTAGTAACCACGATCGTACCGCGTTTTATGGGCATCATAACCTCCATGAAAGTGACAAAGTGTCACCATTGAATTATATGAACAGTGTAACATGCATTCTAAGTATATATAATACCTATAATAGCGTTTAATGTAAAATAAGCTATTTTGGCATACTATTGGTGCAAGTTAACGTTTAATTAACGCTAAAAACTTGTCCTTTACGCAAGCATTATAACGTAGTACGCTGAATATGGGAAGTAAGTTGGTGAAAAAGTGAGGTACAAA